TGAAACGTGCGCTCGGTGTTTGCCGCGTCCTTCACACCCATCCAGCCGCGAATCACGATGGCGTGGTAGTCGTGCGATCCTTGCTCGAAGTCGTCGGTCTCAGTCGACTCCCGCGTAACCGTCCAGGCCAGAATTGTCCCATTCGTAATGAACAGCTTCTTAAAGCTCGCCTCATCAGCAGCCCAGCGGCGGTAGCTATAGACATTCCCGACCCCAGAAACCGTCCCAAGGATCGTGTTCGTCGCCTGGATGATGTCGTCAAGCATAAGTCAGTCCGCAGATTCCACAGATTTCGCAGATTTCCGGGCAAATGGACGCGAACACCGATAGGGAGGCAGCCCCAATTGGTGCCGCCGCCCTCGCCTCTTAATCTGCGTAACCTGCGTAATCTGCGGATTCATCTCCCTGCCTCCGCCGCCATCGCTTCCTGGATCCGCTGGCTTACGATGGCCACCACATTGGCTTGCTGTTCGGCCACAGCGTTGCGGAACATGTGGACGCCCGGGAAGCCTTGCCGCGCGATCGCGCGGGCCACCACAAACGCCACGCCCGCAATGTGCGCATCAGTGCCAGTTACGCCCAGCTTCTCCGTTACCCAGGGAATAAGGGAGTCGGAGGGAGGCATCTTGGCGCCAGGAGTGCGGCCTTCTTCCAGCGTCAACGCGTAGGTGTCTACCTCAGGAGCCACACCTACCAAGCCTTCCGGATTGATACCGGTCCGCGACATCTCGGAAACAACGTGCTTCATGAGCATGCCGGTAAATATCGCAGGCCCAAAATGGCGTTCTTCCCGGCCCGCGAGGATCTTCTGTTTCACCACACGCTCGAGCAGGAAAAGCCCTTCCTCGATGCCAGATGCCGCGCCCCGCGCAGCCGCCGCCGTCAGGTTCGGCGCCAGGTCTTTGGGCACGTCGATCGAGATCGTAAAGGTTTCGTCTGGCATCTCTTCTGCCTACCGCCTACTTCTTCTCATATGCGTCAGCCGATCCAACCCCACCGAAAGGTTCTCGGTGTACTGCGTCTGCGCGCTGGCGGCCACCACTTCGTTATCCAGCTTTCCCATCAGGCGGTCGTAATTGGTGCGCAGGGCTTTCGCAGCGCTCAGGTACTGCCCGGACTTCGACTTGTAATCCACTACGTCGGCGCTCAGCGTGGGGTCGCCCGTCTGAATCATGAGGTCCGCGAGCTGCTCGAGGGCCAACGCCCCAGAGAGCGCGCACACGGCGTCAAAATCAACGTCTGGGATCGTGGTATTGCCAGGGGTCGGGATCAAATGCAACGCGGTGTAATGCACCCGGCAAGTCTCGCCCACTTGCGGGACTGTACTCAGCAACCGCAGCACTTTGCCCGTGGGCGATTGGTAAATCAGGTACTGATCGTCGTCGATCGTCAGGTTGTCAGGAGAGGTGGCCGAGAAGGGGTACTCGATGCCGCCCTGCGCCGCCGGAAGGACTGTAGAAAATCCGTCAATCCACCCGGAAGGCAGCGTGAGGTCAAACACCCCAGAGCCGGAAATGTCGGCCGCAAGCTGGAGCGGCCGATCCGAGGAATAGTGCCTCACCGCCTGCTGAATCGCCGCGTCGATCGAGGAGTTAGCGGAAAGGCTTTGCGCGGTGTCGTAAGCCGCCAGCTTCCCCGCCGCATCCTTGATCAGCAGCAGCGTGCGTTTTTCGAAATCGGTTAAAGCGTAAGGCATGGCAGTAGTCCGTCGTCAGTTGTCCGTGGCACGGCCCCCCTCATCCGTGGCCCGCTGCAACTGACAACGGGCCACGGACAAAGGACAGGCTTGCGTTACATTACGACTTGCTTGTACATCCCACGGTAATCCAGCACCGTGGTGCCGAACTCGAACCGCACCTTATAGACAATGCGGTCTTGCGTGAACATCGACCCAACGAGCGGGTTATCCGCCAGGAAGAACTCCGGCGCCTGGCGGCCCTGGAGGAAGCCCACTTCAATCGTGTCGACTTGGTTGGGATCGGCGAACGCATACCAGTCATTCGGGTCCGCGAAAAGCGGAATGGTCAGGATTCCCGAAGGCTGCGTCGAGCCGTCCGCACGGCCGAAGTAGTTGTACCAGGGGTTATCCGAGCGGACGTTGTTCCCGTCCACGGTGAATTGAGAATTGTTGAGCTGCTTGGCTTCTGGCTCAAGCTGGATGGGTACGGCGAGATATTTGAGGCGGAGAGCAAGCACCTCGCCACTGTCCTTTTCCGTCTGCCCATACATTGCGGTCTGCACAGCGTTAAGCGCGGTGATGGCGTCAGAAACGCTGTCAAAGGCCGAGGTTCCAGTATTGTTGTGGTTCGCGTGGAAAATATTCAGGCTGTCGGGACCGTAGGTGGAATTAGAGATGAGCTGAGTCCAGATCTGGCGGGCCAGAGTGCGAGCGGCGGCGCGGCCGAGCAATCGCACGTTGGCCTTCATCAGGCCGATGTCATCATTGATAATTGCCCGACGAGTAATAGGGAGGGTGTTTCCAAACGTCCCAACGCTATAGGTCGCCTGCTCGTCGGTGATAGTAGAGACCTCGGTGTAAGGTGCGTCTTCAGTTACCGAGGAGAGGTCGGAGAAGTAACCAGTCCTCACGCGCTCCTGGGTTCTAAAGTCCATGGGCGCGGTGATCTGGCTCACGATATTCTGCCAGAAGAAGTCCACCTGGGCGTACTCGCGAACCAACAGGCGGTTCAGCGTGTTGGCGAGGGCCAAGGGGAAGGCGGCCGTGGATTCCATCTGGGTAACGCGACGCATGGCCTGCGGATCGCCTGAGCAGTCCGTGTCGCCGGTGTAGGCAATGTAAGCCTCGCGGATCCCGCGAAACCCTGGGATGTCATTACCCGGATGCGCAGCGCCTTGTTTCACGCGCAGCGCGCCACGATCGCTGTATTCGAACTTATTTTCGTGCGTAACGCCCCAAAGCTTATCCATTGCGATTCCCAGCTTGTCTTCGCTCTGCAGTCCAACTGCGACGGACTCCGCGGAAATTCGGTTCTGCGGCATCAGCGCAGCGTAGGTCTGGCGAACTTCCGTGATCTCGCCGTCCAATTCCTGATCCGTGAACTCGCGGCCCTGGAACTGTTTCGCGATCTTGTCGCGCAACGGCTTGGGCAAGCGCGACTCGCTGAGCTTTTCATTAAGGTGAAGCGCCGCCTGAGTAACGCGAAGCTGCCGGGCAGTTTCCTCACCCGCCTTCAAAGTGGCGCGGTCCGCGTCACTGAGCCCAGCTTGGGTGGTAGTGGTTGTGGTGGTAGCGGCGGCTGGCTTGGGGACTTCGATTTCAAGCATCACCTGTGTGACGCGGTCAAACTGTTTTTCCTCATCCATCGGGGCGATCTCAGCTTCGAGCGTTCCCGCCCGCGCGGCGTCGAAGCGTTTAATCGCCTGGAGGATGCGTTGAATCTTCTCTTTCATGCTTGTGCCTCCTTTTGCCCGCGCGGTTGGGTCTTGCTCCGCGGTGGGACTCTCTACACCTTGAAGCTCTGAATCCTGAACATCCTGCCAATCGATGTGGCCCGTCTGGCTCGCTACCGCCCGCAGAATCCGTCCTCCCGCGTCTGGCGGTGAGACCAAGTCCACACTCTGAGCCTTTACGACACGCTTCACCTTCAGCGGCTTCGCGTCGCCATACGCCTGTTTGCCCCGCGTTACCCAAGGGGAGTTGTCATCCTGAGGACGTGTCGGAGGCTCACACTCTACCAGGCAGTCCAGGCTCATTCCCGCGATACCGGCCGGCATTGCCTGAATCGCTCTCAGCTTGGGTGCCCACACTTCAGGGTTTAGCACCTGAAGTGTTCCAATCAGCGCGCCATCGCCCATGCGTGGGTTTTCGATGTGGCCAATCAGATCATCAACGCTGTGCTGGTAGGCGTGGTCCTTGTAGCTCGGAACATGGTTAAACTGGCCGGCATCGCGTTGCAGCACTTCCTTGGGCCAGTCGAGCCGCCTGCTCTTTGAAGGCCCGATTGTGGTGATTTCCACATCCCAGGCTTTACCCTCGGCATCTGCCGACTGCAAAACCCGGCATGCAGACTGCACCCGAAATGACTGCTCGCACTGCTCAGCTTCGCTGGGATGATCCATCTTTTCTTCCTCGTAAAGCTTTTTCAGCGCCGCCACAGCCTGGGCTTTGTCCGGCCCGTCGTACTTGTTACCACGATAGCCACCGTGCAACGCCGCCCAAGCCGCGCCCATCAAGTGATGATCGGGTTTGCCGTCTTCCCCAGTCACTGGAAGGTGCTTGCCATCAGGAACCAAGAATCGAATCGCCATGTGTTTT